AATAATGTTGATGAAACAATGTTTAAAACTAGAATACTAACATCAAATGATAATACTACATTTTCATCAAATAATCCTTATGTGAATTTGAATGGTATTGGTAGAGTGAACATGACATCACAAATGGATACTACACAGATTAATGGAACCGGATTTAAAGCAAATACAATAGGTGGACAAGTTGAATGGTGCGTAGTATATGATTATGAACCACAAAACCAACGATACCAGATCTTAATTGATAAAAGAGAATTTACAGGTACAGGCGTTTCAGCAAATAGTATTACAAGTTTGAAATTATTTGATTTATGGGATGGACCAGTAACATATCAATGGGATGATGGAACTTGGGCAGCATATTGGATTTATACACCAACTCAATTTAATTTTGCAGGTTCATCGTTTTCATCTAATATAAGACGAGCCAGTTTCTTCTGGGGATTAAGTGCGGAATTTACATTTGTGCAGAATAGAATGAATAAATTTCATAAATTGGAATTTGGAAGTTTGACAGCAACACAAAATACAAATTTATTATCAAGTATTGTTACTGTATCTGATGTGTATTTGGCATTTAGAGAATTTGCAGATAGAGGAATAATGGGAGATGAGAGTAAATATTTTACATCTGGTATTCAATTTGATAATGCCGATATAAATGGTGATAATTTATTTGATGAAAGAGATTGTTATTTGTTATTAACACACTTACAAGGAACAACATCATTGTGGTCAACAACTCCTAGTATAGCAGATGCTATAAAAATTATACCATCCACGAATTTTGATAATATTACAAAACAAAATTGGAATACATTCACATTACCTATTGGAATTGATTATCCATTTACATTTACAAATGGAATATTGAATGCTTATAATTTAGATATAACTTGGAAAGGAGATGTTAATTTATCACATTCATCCCAACCAACAAGTTTTATACCTAATGCAGCAAATATGTCTACATCAGATATAAAATCTATGTCCGCGTTTTCTACAAATTCAGCTGGCACTACTGAAGCTGATATTATGATGGAAAAAGTAGGTGATAGTATTATAGCAACTATAAAATTAATTCCAAATGGCAATGAAATAGGAGCCACTCAATTTATAGTACACTATGACAACTCAGTATTAGATTATTCGAAGGTTGAATTTAGTAATAATCAATCTACTAACTTTGGTAGAAATAACGGTTCATCAGTAGGCGTAGGATCATTAAATACATCTGGTGGTTCAATATCTAATATTGGGTATAAAATAGTATTTAAACCTAAAACAACTATAAATAACGTGTTAGGATTAATATCAATACAGAATGTAGAAACATTAGGAATTAATTTAAATAAACTTAATGTAAAGATTAAATGATGAAAAAGTTATTATTAATATCATTATTGTTAATTGGATGTAGAAAATTAGACGTCCCTGCACCACCCCAGATAGTAGATGTATTTAGTTCTACTCAATCCACTGTAGTTAACAACAGTGATATATCATTTAAACTAGATAAGGCGGGAGTATACATAATTAAATTAGTAGATAAAGATACGGAACAGGTCATAACTAAGGAACGAATTAATGGTAAAGTAGGTACAAACACTATTAAAATCTACACTAGGACGCTACCTGTTAAATATTTATATCTGATTTTAGATGATGAAGGTGGAAACCAAGTCAATAAAACAACCATTATAATAAATTAAAAGATGAAGAAACTATTATTGGTACTGATATGCTCAATAGCATTATCAGCTTGCCGCAAATTAGACATCCCGACTCCTCAACCACCAGTAATGGCTGAGAGTTTAAAGATAGCAAATTCAGTAGGGATTAAATTACAAAGCCCATTTGTAACTACTGAAGTACTAATGAATGTGAAGCTGGAAACAGCAGGCACAGTTACGATTAAAATATTTGATATCTCGAATAGAGTAGTATCTAAAGAAACTGTAAGTGTAGTTGCAGGTGACAATATACTAAAAGTATACACTAATGCTCTACCAACATCAGCTTATAGAATTGCTTTATACGATGTAAATAATAACCAATTAGGAATAACAGATTTTAATAAACTATAAAAATAAAAGTATATGTCAGAAGAAAAACAAGAAAGCACAGGTACATCCCTTAAAAATATTTTTATCGGATTGGCCTCAACTATCACCTTAGGTGTAGGTGGATGGGTAACTACTAAATTAACTGGTGGTGAAGAAGAAAAAGCAGCTCCAGTACAACAAGCAGCTCCAGTAATCAATATTACTAACTCAAACCAACAACAACAAGCAGCAGGTGGTAAGACTGTAGTTGTTAAAGAAAAAGTAGTTGAAAAACCAGCAGCAGCTCCAGTTAAGAAGAAAGAAGGTGACGAATTCAAAGAGAAACCAGCTCAATGGTAATCTATGGCAAACGCACAACCTAAACCTAAACCAAGACGTAGTAAACGTTCTGGAATGAAAAAAGCAAAGCAAATAAAACAAAATAACGAAGTTTTAAAAAAGTATAAGTAATGAGTCAACAACCAAATACAGGATTTAGAGAACTACTAAATAAAATGATGTCCCGCAGATGGTACATCACAGCAATGGTATTGGGTGGTTTTATAGTAATCATAGCTGGTATATTTGCCGCTATTAGTTTACAAACACCAATGGCAGCAGCATGGAAAGAATTATTAATGTTATTATTAGGTGCCTTCATTGGTTCATATGGTAAGATTATTGATTACTGGTTCAGTGATACAGACAAAGATAAAATGTTAGTTCAGAAAATGGATGAGGAAGACGGTGTAGCATTAGGTAGTGTTAATGACATTAAAGAAAGCAACAAACCAGTAACTCCATTAATTCCAGATGCATTCGTAGCAGGTGCAGCAGCAGCTAGAGATTTAGCTGTAGTTGAAAACAAACAAAACTACGAGTTAGCAGCTGACCAACAAGAACATGACCAAAAATTAGAAGCCGATCAACAAGAGCATGAACAAGAAATGGCTAAATTAAAATTAGAACATGAAATAAAAGCACATAGATACTGCCAACATGAATGGGGTGACTCAGACAATGATGGTGAATTAGAGTGTCAAAAGTGTGGGTTGTTGAAAGTCGCTTGGGACGAATCCCACTAACCAATAAAAATTAAAAGTATGAAACAATTTTTGAAAAATCTATTTGATGATTCAAACACAATCAATGAAAAATCAGTAGTTGGCTTTACAGCATTCGTGATGATGGTAATCACCTTGATTGCTGATATTGCAACTGGTTTAGTAGGTAAAGAAATGCCTATTCACGAGTTTGTATTTGACGGATTCATGGTTATCGTATTAGGTGCATTTGGTATTGCATCAGTTGATAAATTTATCAACAAAAGAAAAGGAGATAAAGAATAATAACCAAAGGGAACTTCGGTTCCCTTTTTTTTAATTTATTATATAATGAAAAAACTATTAACAATATTACTAGGGGTATTATTAACAGGGTGTACTACTACAAAATATGTTTTCATTGATCCTAAAGACAGTACTAAATTAGTTGAAGTTAGAAAACGAGTTATTTATGATGACGTATACTATAGTGCTCCTATAATGTCAACTCCATTGTGGTGGGATTGGAATTATAGATTTAGACAACCTATTATAGTTAATCCTAGACCTATAATTGTAAATCCAAGACCTAGAGTTCAACCACAACCAAGATGGACTCCATTACCACCACCAAGAAATGATAATAGAGCTCCAATTAGAAAATTTAATAACAAATAATGTATGAAAAATTTATTAATATTATTAGGTCTATTATTGACCATAAGTGCGGGTGCCCAAACTGTGGGAAGCACAAAAACAGAACAGTATAAAGCATCATTCGAAACATCGATTGACATATCTCAGTTTCTAGATTATGATGGTAAGCAAATACCAATTCAGATATTAAAGTGTGGTATTAGTGATGAAATGTATGAAATGTATCCTGAATTAAAGGAAAAACGTGTTGGTTTAGGTGTGGCTAATATTACAATGGAGTATTTAGAAAATCTAAATCGCTTCAAATTCACTGAAGACAAAACTGAGATCAAGAACAGAATGGTAAAACAATTCCAAGCATCACAAGCGGGAATTAGTGAAAATAAATTAGATGGTAGAGGTAAAATTAATCTAGCGGAATACTTCGTTACTATTGAAGTATACGACTACTCTATCTCAGAAGATGAAACAGTAAATTTAAAAGACGGTGTTAAAAACTTATTAGTAACACGTTTGGGTTTACAAGTTCGTTTTACAAATGCAGAAACTGGAGTAATATTCGGAGCATCAGGTTTAGGTGAAGCTAAAACAACACGTGAATTAACTTTACTATCAGATGCTACAGTTGATCCAGTTAAATTTAACCAATCAACTATTTCAATAGCAACCAAAAAAGCATTAGATATAGCTTGTGCTCGTATCTTAAAGCGTATGGTTGATAAGGGAATATTTAGCAAATAATGAAAAAATGGGTTGTAAGTGTAATTATATTATTGTTCGTTTGCCTTAAAACGAATGGCCAAACCTTCACTCAGACGTTTGTAGATAAATGTACTGGTGAAACTAAGATTGCAACTACAACCTATATTAATGGCAACGCTGTAGTATCGTTTTACAACCAAGTAAAAACATTTACCCCAGCAGAAGTTCAAAGTGGGGCCTTACAAGCATGGTTGCAAGCAACATACGCAGCGTATAATTCAGCAGCATGTCCAGTATCTCAAACAGTAACTCAAACCGTTCAAAATACAGTAACGCAAGCAGCAAGTCAAGCAGCATCAGCAGCCTCATCACCGGCTTCATCAGCCGCTTCAAGCGCAGCGAGTTCATCAGCAAGTTCAGCAGCAAGCTCAAGCGCTTCCTCAGCTGCATCAAGCTCAGCTTCGAGCTCATCAGCCTCTTCAGCATCTTCCTCTTCAGCATCTTCGTCATCCTCATCCCAATCATCCTCATCATCTGGGTCTTCGTCGTCATCAGGCTCAAGCTCAGAGAGCAAATCAGAAAGTACAAGTTCAAGCGAAAGCAAGAGCGAAAGCAAATCTGAATCTAAATCAGAAAGCAAAGAAGAAAGCAAATCTGAATCTAAGGAAGAAAAAAAGGAAGAAAAGAAGGAGGAGAAAAAAGAGGAAAAGAAGGAAGAAAAAAAAGATGAGAAGAAACAACTACGAATGAATCCTATATTGATGAATTCGGATTTAACTACTGCTCAAAACCCAACAGGTGGCTTTACACCTATACTATCATTAGGTATGTCTCAATCATCAGCAACTGGTGAATCTAGTTGGGGTGTTAGTTCAATGATATGGATGGATTTTAAATCGTTTGCCTTATCAATTAACAAAAGCGATTTAGTATTTAAAGATGGTCAGTTAAAAGCAATTAAAGCATATTCATACACAGTAGCTAGGGTTAAAGGTACCAACATGACATTTGGTGGTTATACCTGGATTAAACCACATCCTAAATTAGGAACGTATGGTTATAACTTAGCTTATATTAATATTAAATTAAAAGACGGAATAACAGGTAAATATTCATACTCAATGGTGTCATCAATAACATCATTCTGGACTAAACCGTATCAGGTAAATCTAAAAACAACATTATCTCCAGGAGTATTTGTTATGGCATCACCTTATTCGTATAATACAGCTACAGGTTCAACTTGGAATTATAATATTAATTCGTTAATTGGATGTGGATACTCATATAAGATAAGTAAACGCTTTGGAGTAAACATGGACTATAAATTGATGGTATCAACAGTGCCAGGTTCACCTATGCTTAGTTTCTTTATGATTGGTTCTAAATTACAATTCTAATTTGGTTCGGTCAAAATGTTGTCGTATATTTAATTCAAATAAATAATTTATTATGAAAAAAGTAATGTTCGTATTCGCAGTTGCAACTATGCTAGTTGCTTGTGGAGGAAATGCATCAGTTGAAACTACAAACACTGACAGTACAGCCGTAGCTGATTCTTCAGTAGTAGCAACAGATTCAACTGTAGCTGCAATTCCAGCTGATTCAGTTTCAGCTAAGTAATTAAGAGGGGGCGATGAGCCCCCACTTTAATTTTAATGGTTATGTATAAGGTAAAGCAATTCTTTAAACGTATTTATAATCTCTATCGTTGGTTACCCATTATATGGAAAGATCAGGATTGGGATGATTTCTATATTTTCGAAATACTTAAGTTTAAACTTAAGAACCAAGCTGAATATATTGGTTATCACGATAGGCATATGTCTGCTAAACGTGATGCTGAAATAATGATGTTATGTGTTCGATTAATTGATAAGGTACAAGATGAATGGTATGGAAGAGAATACTTTGATTACCATAAATCAGAACTTAAATTTATAGATAGTATAAGCCATCCAGGTAGCTATGAAATGGAAGAGGAATATATATCTGAAAACTTTGATGAATATTTTAAAAAATATCCTCGTATTTATAAGCAGGTTAAGTGTGATGATAAGCATAGAACAGCATTTAATATAGCTAAAACAAATGAAGAACGTGCTCATAAATTATTATTCAAAATATTAGAAAATAACATCAGAAGATGGTGGGATTAAAATAAAACATATGTGGAAAGTATTCTTATTAATGTTCATTATAGTTGCAATTATCTCTTGGAGATGGGTTGCTGCTATTGATTATATGAAAGAAAATCACCCCGACTATAAAGGTGATGATTTTTTAAATTGGGATGAAAACGATAAAAACGAAATATCATGAAATATATCCTTACACTTTTAACCTTAGTGTTATTTGTATCTTGTAGTAATAACAAGACTGAAATTGATTGTCAATCTGAAGTAGATATTTTACAAGCTAAAGTAGATAGCATGCATGACGAACTATTTATCAAACACGTTGAGTTAGGTAGATATGAGTTATCATTAGAGCATTTGAAGGAAGTAAATCTAAATGCTGGTCTTGAATTTGAAAACTTTATGTACCACGAAACTGAATAATATGAGAAAGAATATTAACAGCGGAGAAGATTACGCTAAAATACTAACTAGCACTATCAGAGAGGCAGATGGCCCACTACCAGAACAATTAGTAGAATATTGGTGTGAGGAAATTTGGGAATTAGCTATTAACAGCTATAACGACTATATTATAGGTAAAAAGAATGATTATTTACTTTCAGATGAGGATATGAATGAAGCATATGATCGTGCTGGATTAAAATATACTCAAGAAATGGTTAACGGTTTAGTAGACAAAGGAATGTTACAAGCAGGTGTAGGTGAGGAACTGAAGATAAAATAGCAAGAGTAGGTAAACTACTTAAAATGCTAGCAAGTGAGGGTCATCATACTCCATTTGAAAAATCATCATTACATTTCCTAGTAACAGTAGATCAAGCAACACACATCCATTTAATTAAGCATCGTATTGGTGTTTCAGTTAATGGTGAATCAGCTCGTTACAAGGAATTGAAGGAAGATAAATACTACATTCCAAATGATTGGCCTGATATTCCTTGCAGTATGGAACATCTACAGAGAAAGAATTGGGCTGATATATTAGATGAATATACTAGGTATGGTAATCAACTATATCATCAATGTTTAGAAGACCTAACACCAATACTAGGCCGTAAACGTGCTAAAGAATCAGCTCGTTTCTTTAAAACATTCAATAGCCAAATTACAATGGATGTAATGTTTAACTGGCGTTCATTCTATCACTTCCAGCAATTACGTAATAGTGAACATGCTCAGGTTGAGGTAAGACAATTAGCTCAAGATATGCTTGATCTAGTTAAGCAAATTGAAGGTAACCCATTTAAAGAAACTATAGAGGCATTTGAACTGTGAGTAAATTAAAAGACAAACTTAACTCAGGCCACTACCATGAAATGATGGATCGTTTACACGTGCTAATGAGTACACTAGATGATCATATATTACAACACCCAGTAGCTAAAGTTGATAAAGAGTTAAATTCACATTTGAATAAAGCGTTAGAAGAACTGTGGCATGCTTATCAAAGAGCAGGTAATTTAGATTCTGAAGAGAACGAAACATAGCATATTTATATGGGAAATGATACGCACAGTAAATATAAAAGGAAAAGAATATTACGTAATAACTACCTTCATACAAGCTGATGGTATTGAAGCCCCTGTGCAAATTCATGTTAGTTTATCTCATTTAAAAGAAGTAGATAAAATTAAGGTTCAAAAACATTCAAATTACTTCTTCAATCGCGTTTTCAAGTCTATTTCAAAACCAAAACAACCACTTAAGATAGAAAAACCGTGGTATAAATTTTGGTGAGGACAAAATAAGTTATTACATTTACGTAATGACAGTTAAACAACTAATAGAGCAACTACAACAATTAGACCCAGATCTACACGTATTCGTAGCAGGATATGAAGGTGGTTATGACGATGTGGGACCAGTTAGTAATGTTATGAATATAGCATTAGACGTACATGAAGAATGGTACTATGGTAAGCATGAAGATGCTGATACTGCCTATTATGTACCAGATAAAGACAAATACACAATAGTAAAAGGTATAATATTATAAGTTATGAAAACAGTAGCAATCGGAGACGTTCACGGACGTTCACTCTGGAAATTAATCGTTAATCAAGAACAAGACGCTGACAGAATTATATTCATCGGTGATTACTTTGATTCATTTGATATTAAAGGAGAAGAACAACTAAATAATTTCCTTGACATCATTGAATTTAAAAAATCAACTGATAAGGAAGTCATTATGCTTATTGGTAACCATGACTATCATTATTTTCCTGAAGTAGGTGAAAATGGAACATCAGGCTACCAATCAGTATTCAGCCACCAAATCAAACCAACGATTGATGCTAACAGAGAGCACCTACAAATGGCTTATCAGTTTGATGAGTTCCTATTCAGCCACGCTGGTGTTAGTAGTAAATTTATGGATAGTGTATTTGGAGCTGATGGATGGAACGTAGAAACAATGGTAGAACAATTAAACGAACAATTTAAATATAAACCACTTACATTTCAATTCGGAACAGCAGTTAGTATAAAGAAACTAAGCTATCTAGATCCGTATGGTGATAATGAAGAACAATCTCCAATATGGATTAGACCACGTTCACTAATGGCTGCTAACAGAGATACACTACGTACTCAAGTAATTCAAGTAGTAGGACATACTGGAGTTAGAAAACTTGATATTGATGGTGCTATGAAATCAGCTGGTGGTAGATATTATCTTATCGACTGTCAAGAAACTACAGGTGAATATTTGGTTATTCAAGATGGAGAGCTTAGCGTTGGACAAACAAGATAATTATGAATTGGGTTTCAACAGTAAGCACAACAGTAACAGGTTATAGTAAAATAAATTTCATTTACAAATGAAAAAATTAAAGTACACATTAGAACGATTTAGATGGATTAAAGCACTATTCAGTCCGTTTACACCATTTAAAATTGGATGGTATGTTGGTAAAATACGAATTGGTACTCCATATTTCTTACCTCGCAAATGGGTTAAAGCAACTCCCGAATTAGCATATAAAGCAGCAGAGAAGGAAATTAAACGTAGAGAAAATTTTAATAAATCAAATGCTAATTCAAAGTTTAAACATGAAATACCACTAATTGGTGAATTATATCAAGAATATATGAAACGCCAACACGCAGTACCACTTAAAGTAGGATTCAGTATGTGTGGTTTGGGATGGAAAACAAAATGGACATCCACTGACTTCAGACATGAGTGGAACCCAGTAATATCATTTGTATTCTTCGGATATCAAATAGCAGCTACATTTTATCATCCACACCATAGCCATTATTGGGAATCATGGTTGTGTTATGAATATGCTAGTGATAAGAAACAATCAAAGCGTGAACGAATAGCATTCTGTAGAAAGGAATGTCCACAAACATGGAGACAGTTAGGTAAAGACGGTAAGGATGATATAGTAACAGATTATTGGGATTTAATTCTCAAACCAAAATATCTAAAAAAATGAAACGAGCAGATAAAAGTAAATTAGTATTAAAAGAACTGATTGATAAGATGTTTGAGATAGCAGGTCATCCTCTTAAATTCGAAGATGTAGAAGGTAGAACTGATAACTGGTTTCAACAATACACTATGACTGAA